ATGAGAAAACCAATACTATATACACATAGAGGCACTTGGTATGCGCGTTTTTGGAATGAAACTGATAAAAAGTATCAATCACGGACTTTGGGCATAGAAGGCAAAAAAGAGCGTCGGGATAAAGCCTATGAAATAGCACTTAAATTAGCCCCGGAAATAAATAAAATAATAAAAAAAGAAACACCTGCAGACAATTTATTGCTTAAATATGTAGCAGACTTTTGGCAACCTGATAGTGAATATGTAAAAGAAAAAGCATTGTTAGATAAAAAACCTCTGTCAAGTCATTACCTTTTAACAAACCGCAGAATGATTGAAACCAAAATAAAACCGTATGATGGCTTTAATGGCTTATTATTAAAAGATTTATCAAAGCCTATTTTGCGACAATGGAAATTATGGCTTGCGGAAAAAGGGTTTTCCGGTCGTACTATTAACGGAGCATTATTGGCGCTACGCGTACCAATTAAGAGAGCTTTTCAAGATGATATAATTACAGTTGATCCATTTCACGGTGTTCCAAGAGCTGCACATAAAGAAAAAAAACGCGGGATACTTACCCCTGCAGAAATTAAAAAACTTGTAGAAAAGCCGGTTAATTGTCCAAGGTCAAGGCTTACTGTCTTTTTGCCATTATACTGTTCTATGCGTATGGGTGAGGTTCGGGGCTTACAGTGGGGAGATATATCAGATGGTATAATACACATCCGCCATAATTGGCAGGACATTGAAGGATTAAAAGAATGTAAGTGCGGTTCAGAGGGATATGTACCGATGCCTGTAATTGTAGCTGATTTGTTAAATGACTTATATAAAATTGCTCCATGCAAGAGTCAAAATGATTTTGTAATGTCAATTAAGCCTTATAAACCTATTTGTCGTGAATACCTTGTAATGGCTTTTAGAAATGAATTAGAAAGTATAGAAATATACGATAAGCAGCGTAAAGATAGAAATATTGTCTATCATTCACTTAGGCATAGTTTTATAACCGCCTGCAGAATAGCAGGTTTGACTGATTTTGAAACAATGACTTTGTCACGGCATAAAGATGTTAAAATGTTACAAAGATACAGTCACGGACAGGACGCAATCGACATAAAAGGTATTGGAAAAAAATTAGAAAAAGCATTATTAATTTAAAAATTATTTATTATTTACTTCAAATAATTTACTTATTACTTTTTTATATTACATAAAATGTCCTTAAATGTCCTTATATGCTCTAACCGTATAAATCCGTATTTATTATACGTTTTGTAAAAAACATATTTATTTACATTTTTACTTGACAAAAAAGAAATAAAACAATATAATTACCCATCTGGTGAAAGTGAGGGAGTTTGCCCAAAAAAGTAGCCAGACCCTGCCTCTTTGCCGGATGTACTAAAACGGTACAACGTGGCGGATATTGCCAAATCCACGCACACTTTTATAATCCTCCTGAAAGAGCCATAGACAATAGACTATCTGCCTCCGCAAGAGGTTATGATAGGGTTTGGCAGATAATCAGATCTAAAGTTTTAAGAGATCACGGCATACCTTATACAGATTGGAATAAATACGATATACACCATGAACCCCCATACAACCCCGCAATAGAGCCAAATCATACAGCCTATAAACTTACTCCCATGCTACACAGCCAGCATAGCAAAGAGACGGCCAGGCAAAGGCGGTTTGCATGATTTATATATCAGTAATCAATTTGAATATAGCCATCGCAATATTTTGTTTGCAATCTGCAAATCATATTGCGCAAGCTGTCAGGGATAGGGGGGGCAAATCTCTACAGGTTCAAGCCGAGACCGATAAGGTTAAATCATATTTTCACACATCCAAAATGGACGCAGGGGGTAAAAATGGCTAGACCCCGAAAACCGACCGCGGTAAAAAAATTACAAGGTACGCAAAAAAAATGCAGAGAAAATAAAAACGAACCAAAATATACTGAACTTGATAAACTGCCGCCGCCGCCAAAAGAATTAGGCGAGTTTGGGAAATATCTTTGGACTTTTGGTGATGAGTTAATAAAAAATAAAATTGCGAATAGTGTTGATATAAATATTACTTTTGAAATGTTATGTATGACATATAATCGATACAAAAAATTAAGACAATATATCGAAAAAGATTTATTAAATAATATCGAAGGACATAACGGCGGACGCTCCGCGGCAGCTCAGCAAATGAACGCAGATGAAAAAACTTTGATAAAACTTTTTAATGAATTTGGTTTTACTCCGGCAAGCCGCGGTAAATTGGGTATTGGAAAAACTAAAGAAATATATCCAGATACTGAAAAAATGAGGAGTTTAATAGGTGCGTAATGCGGTTTTTATATTACTATTTTTTTTTTTCACAGGCGGTCCATTAATGGCAGGTTATACCGCAGAAAATTATATTTCCGATATTTGCGCTAAAAAGATAACTGTTTGTAAATGGGTAGAACTTGCCGTTAAAAGGCACGTAAGTGATTTAAAGAAAGTTGGGAAAAAAGACTTTCCGTATCATTTTGATAAAGAAGCGGCACAAAGAGCGATTGATTTTATACAGTTACTTGAACATACAAAAGGCGAGTTTGCAAATAAAACTATTAATAAAGATATAAAAATAAAATTAGAGCCTTGGCAGCAATTTATAATATGGAGTATTGAAGGATGGAGAAATAAAGACGGATATAGGCGCTTTACAAGGGCTTATATAGAAGTAGCAAGAAAAAACGGTAAATCTACTTTTGCGTCTGCTTTAGCAAACTTTCATTTTTTTGCAGACCAGCCAAGAGAAATCGCGCCGGAGATATATTTCGCTGCAACAAAACAACAGCAAGCGGCGATTACATGGGAAGAAGCAGAAAGACAAATACAACGCAATGAAGCTTTACGGGGCATAACACAAACTTATAAAAGCCGTAAACATATAGTCGTTCCAAAAACAGCGGCATTGATGCGGCCGCTTGGCAGAGACAGTAAAACCGAAGACGGATTAAATCCATCATTTGCGGTTATTGACGAATACCATGCGCACCCAGACGCGGGATTAATCGATGTTATAGAAAGCGGTATGGGTGCAAGAAAGCAGCCGTTCACTTTTATTATTACAACATCGGGAACAAACTATAGCGGACCATGTTTTGAAGAACACGAACACGCTAAAAAAATGCTTGAAGGTTCTATTCCAATGGTGGAAACCTTCTTCGTTATAATATTTACTTTAGATGAAAAAGACGATTGGAAGGATCCAAAAACTTGGATAAAAGCAAATCCGAATCTAGGAATATCCGTAGATGTAAACAGGCTTGCGGAACAAATAGAACTTGCCGCTTCTTCTACCGTTAAAATAACAAATATAAAAACAAAGCGCCTTAATATCTGGTGTAAATCAATTATGGGTTGGATAGGCTTCGATGCCTGGCAAAAGTGCGGAAAAATAAAATACACCGAAGAAGAATTAAAAGGTCGTATTTGTTATGGCGGTATGGACTTGTCCAGTACGCAGGATATAAGCGCTCTTTGCCTATCATTCCCCCCGATTACCGCAGGGGAACCGTACAAGCATATATATCGTTTTTATATTCCCGAGGAACTTATACAGGAAAAAGAAGACATCGACAAAGTACCATATCGGCAATGGGTAGATCAGGGTTTGATAATTGCGACACCCGGGAATGTTATTGATTATAACTTTATACAAGCTGACATCGAAGAGTTTGCTACTCTTTACGAAATAAAAGAATTTGCCTTTGACCCCTGGCACGCGCAGGAAATTGTAAATAACCTGACAGACGGTGGTATGAATATGATACCGATACAGCAGGGTTATAGAATGATTTCGCCATTGTGTAAGACTTTTGAAAAACTTGTTTTAGCTGCGGAAATGGCGCACGGCGAAAACCCAATTATGTACTGGATGATCTCTTGCGTTGAATTAAAAAGCGATAGACAGAATAATATAATGCCGATGAAACCGCGGCGAAATACTTACGGAAAAAGAATTGACGGCGTAGTAGCCAATGTTATGGCGCTCGGCAGAGCTTCCCTGCAAATTACCGCAGGTTCAGTATATGAAGAAAGAGGAGTATTAACGGTATGAGTAATGATTATATTGATTGGGAACATGCTTTGCCAATTTGTCAAAAGTGTAATTATTTTGAAAAAGGTGCGCCTCCTGGTCATAGAGATCATTATTCAGATACTTGTAGAAGATATGGGGGTAAACTTACATGTACTATTAATAAAGCTATTATTTTATGTGATAAACATCCCATATATGTAGAAATTGATAATAGACTATGCGAAATACCTTTAAAAAGTGCAAAAGAATTATTAAAAATTATTAACTCAGAGATTAATAATTTTATTGATGATCCACGCATGTCAGGTAAAGCTCCAGATATTTATTATGAATTAAAAAAAGTGCTTGAGGGGGTTTGCGTTTAATGGGTGTATTTGATTTGTTTAAACGAAAAGCAACATCCGCGCCCCCAATACAGGAATACTCGGGCTGGGGTTCTCCTTCCGCTACCGGTGTTACTGTTACCGAGAACAGGGCTATGGGATTATCCGCGCATTTTGCCTGTGTTCGTTTAATCGCTTCTACTATTGCCTCTTTACCAATTCATGTATATGAACAAAAAAAAGACGGCGGTAAAAATATAGTCAATTCACACCCAATAGCAAAATTACTTAGAGGAAAACCAAATAACGAAATGACAGGTTTTTCTTTCTTTGAATCGATGCAGGCGCAAATATGCAATAGAGGCAAAGCGTATGCCGAATTAGTTTATGATAAAAACGGTTATGTTTGCGAAATATGGCCGATACCCCCGGGTGTGTGCGAACCAAAAAGAAAAGATAAAAACAGTCCGATTGAATATTACTTCCCAAATTCAGGCGTTACGCTTCCAGCATGGAAAATACTTCATATTCCGGGGCTTGGTTTTGATGGAATTAACTCATTCTCCCCTATTCAATTATTTAGGCAGACAATCGGTTTGGGGCTTGCCGTAGAAGAATTCGGCGCAAGATTTTTCGGCAATGGTACAAATATTGGCGGTTTTCTGCAGCACCCTGGAAAACTAACAAAAGAAGCGCATGAAAGGCTTGTAACTGATATGCGCGAAAAATACTCCGGCATTGCGAAATCACATAAAATGATAATTCTTGAAGAAGGTATGAAGTTTGATAAAATCGGTATGCCTTTGGAAGATTTACAATTTATTGAAACAAGAAAATTCACAGCCACGGAAATGGCTCGGATCCACGGAGTACCGCCACACTTAATTGGCGATTTAGAAAAAGCGACATTCTCAAATATTGAAGAACAGAGCATAGAGGCGGTAACATATGCTTTCCGTCCGTGGGCTATAAGATGGGAAAAAATACTTAATTCAAAATTATTTTCTATAGAAGAACAGGAAAAATATTATATTAAGTTTGAACTTGACGGGCTTTTACGAGGAAATACTAAATCACGTTATGACGCTTATTCAATTGGTTTACAGCAGGGTTTTTTAAACGTTGATGAGGTAAGAGAAAAGGAAGATATGAATCCCCTGCCCGACGGCCAGGGTAAAGTATACAGGTTTCCGCTAAATCTTGGAGATGCAGGTAAAACAATACAGGAGAAAAAGAATGCAAAACACTAAAGCAAAAGGCAAACATTATAATGCCTGGTACGCGGAAAATCCCATTTTAGAAAAAGGCACTATCGCTCTTGTTACTTATGGCCAAGATATAGGCAAAAGAAAAATAGGCGATGGTTTAAAAAAATGGCGTGATCTTCCTTATGAAAAAGAGCCAATTATAAAAAAGATAAAAAAAATATTTAAAGGCGGTAAAAAATGAACGATATTATTATTTTAATCCGCAAATCATACGAAAATTGGGATAATCTTAATCCTGTTTTGGCAATCGGAGAAATAGGAATTATTTCCGCAGGTAAAGATTTGGGAAAAAGAAAAAATGGTGACGGAGTTACCGCATGGCGTGATTTAGATTACGCGACAGTAGGAGATTCAGGAGGCGGTATCGGTGTTGAGACAGATCCTGTTTTTTTAGCGGCTTTACCTTCGCTTGCTACTAAAGTAGAAATTAATGATATTAACAATAATTTAGAAGGAGTTGATTCAATTCCTCTTGCTGGAGCATTATTAACTAGAATTATTGGCGGGATTACAGAAATTCCTAAAAATCTATTTTTAGCTGATACTATTTTTATACAGGGAAAAACATCTATTTTTGATGTTAATGGTACTATAGGTTTTTATGTTAATGATGTTGATAGCGCAACAATAAGGGTTATTACAAAAACAACCTCGCCAATTGGAGTTAATGAACCGGTTTTGATCGGTCAGGTTCCTACTTTTGCGGACTTGCCTTTTACGGTAACAGATATAGAAATTCATTTTGGCCGTACTCCAAATACAGGTGATTATATTCAAGTCATTAATGACGAAACTCATAATGATAAAAGGGTTGAATGGTACATAGCTGACATCGATGTGAACGGAGATATAACATGGGGTAATCCTGTCGTAATAAATGACAGCGATTATCAACAACAAACAACAGCAGCAGACGCAGGTAAAGTTTTAACAGGAGGCGCGACACCGGGAACATTTGGTGAAAGTATAGGGATAGACAATGAACCTATAGAAGATAGTGATAATTTAGTTAAATCGGGAGGAATATTTTTAAGCCTTAAAGATTTAATAGTATCTAATTTTCCTCCTAGTATTGGTTTAACTGCGCCAGATGCTTGGAACTTTTCTTTTCGTTATGACCAACTGGATGATGCATCTTTAGGCACAGTACCTCCTTCACCTCCTTGGACAAGAAGTCCTGCATCTGGAAACCCAACTGCTTCTACTACTTTTTCAAGAAGTTTTGCAACATTAAAACAAGTAAATATGCCTTCAAGAGCGCCTCTTGAAGTAGGCTTAAGAGAAGCGTGGGAAGGTTTATCATATCCAGAGATGTCCCAGACTTTAATACGGATGCATCAAGCAGGGTATATGGGTAGCGCAGACAGAGAAAGATTTATATTTATAAATCCTAACGGATATAGATTTTCAACCTTAGTAGACGATACTGGTACAGAGATTGATATTCAGTATTCAGAGGTAAGTATAAATGCTGCTATATCCGCAAATACTAGTGTTACGCCTAATTGGATGCTGGGAAACTTAGATACAGGACTTCCAGCTAGTGGTGCGCCGGGTTTACCAGGTTCTGGCGCAGTTTCTTATTTAACTAATACAGGAACTACACCAACAAATATTTCTGTAGGTGCATCTGGCGTAAGAACTTATATATATGTACAAGGAGTAAATTTTCAAATAACACCCCGGGGAACCGCAACAAGCGGAGTACTTCATTGGAGATTTAATGATAACGGAATTGTTTTTGAAAGTTTAACAGTACCCGCTACTAGCGTTTTAAATCCTACTAAAGGAAATAGAGGCGGTATCATTATGATACCTGGATAAATTAAAGGAGAAAATAATGAATAAAGAAAAATTACAAAGACGGTTTATTGCTCTGGAAGGCAGCGATTTTACAATAAGTAAACGGAGTGAAGGTGAAGATAATAAGTTTCAAATTAAAGGAACTCCGATTGTATATAATCGGGAATGTGTTTTGTATGAAAATCAGCATTTTCGCCTTACAGAAGTAATTGAATCAGGCGCAGCTAAAGATGCGCTGTTAAGAGCTGAACAGGTTCTTTTATGGAACCATGACAGTTCTAAACCGATGGCCGCAAGAAAAAATAATACTCTTACGATACGCGAAGATTTAAACGGTGTTTATATCGAAGCGGATGTTTCCGGCACAGTCTGGGGTCGCGATGGTTATGAGGCGATTGATTCCGGTCTTGTAGACAAAATGTCCTTTGGTTTCTATGTAAATGAAGATGGATATACCGAAGAGCGTTTTGTAGAAAACGGTAAACGATGCTGCAGACGGTCAATTAAGAAATTGGATCGCGTAATCGATTTTTCACCGGTTACATACCCTGCGTATCAGGATACAGACGTACAGGCAAGAGACGTTGAAGGTATCCAAAAAGAGTTTGATACCGAAGACGCGCAGAAAGAAAAACAGCGCGAGGAGGTACAAAAGAAAATCAGCGATAGTTTAGAAATCGCTGATAAGTACAGTAAATAAATGTTAATAAAATATTAGCGTTTATTAATACCGTTTTCATGTCGTGAGACAGCATAAACGGATTTTTATCTACTGTCGTGATGACAGAAGGAGATTTTATGGAAAAAATTTTAGAAATGCGTAAAAAACTACACGCGTTATCCGTGCAGTTACGCAGTTATCAGGGTGAAGAAAACCCTGACGCTACAAAAGTTGAAAACATAAGCGCGGAAATACGCTCATTATGTAATCAAATCGAAACAGAAGAAGCTCTTGCCCGCTTAAACGGCGAAGTAGAACCTACTTCCAGAAGCGGAGAAAGTACTCCTGCAACTGCCGACCAGGTCCAGCAGGAAACAAGAGCCGCAATCGATGTTTATATGCGCACTGGTGATAGAGCGCTTCTTCGCGCTCTTACAAGCGGTGTAACAGGCGGCGGTGATACAGGCGGTTACCTTATCCCTGAATCATGGGAAAATAGTATTCTTGAACTGGAAAAAGAACTGTTTGTTATGCGCCAGCTTGCGGATGTGCAAACTTCTGCGACAGACAGAAATATCCCTGTAGCTGATGACTACGGTGAATCGGACTGGATCGAAGAAGGCACAGCATATCCTGAAAGCGATCCGGATTATGGAACAAAGATGGTGAAGGCATATAAGGTCGGCCGTATTTGCAAAGTATCGGAAGAGCTTTTGCAAGATAACGACTACAATCTTGAAAGCTGGCTGACTTCTACTTTTGCTTATACCAACGGTTTGGCAATGGAAAAAGCATACATCGAAGGCGACGGCGTAGGAAAACCGACAGGTTTTCTTATCGATGCCAACGCTGTAAACGCAACAGGCACAGCTCTTACATACCAGCATCTTTTAAATTTATTTAAAGAGCTAAAGTCTGGTTATTTTACAAGAGCAAATTGGCTTATGAACACCAATACTCTTGTTAATGTAATGAGCCTTAAAGATGATTCAGGCGCATATCTCTACAAACCGTTTGAACCAAAAGCTCCGACCGATCCGATGGGTCAAATCCTTGGAAGACCGATTGTTATTTCTTCCGGTATGCCGGATGTTGGCGCGGGTAAAAAGCCAATCGCGCTTGGCGATTTTAAACGCTACAGGATCCATGACAGGGCAGGTTTCTCTATCTTGCGTATGAATGAAAAGTACGCAGATGAGGGCTTTGTAGGTTTCCGCGGTATGCAAAGAACCGACGGCAAACTCCTGATCGCAGAAGCGATTAAAGCTTTAACGTTTGCGCCATAAGGTGATTATATGGTCGGCGCTTTAGTAACCTGGGAAAAAATCAAGGTAATTCTAAATCTTGATGATGACCAACAGGAAACAATAGAGTTTCTAATTTCCTCCGCGTCTTTTCAGGCAGAAAAACTCGCTGACCGTATTCTTGCCGCTCAGGATATCGATATTACAATCGATGGAACCGGCGCAAGAGAATATCTGCTGCCGAGTTACCCTGTTAATAATACAGAAATGATAAGGGTAAACGATAACGAATTACAGCCAAACGAATACAGCGTTAAAAATAACGGTATTATACGGTTTAAAAATTACAGACCTAGCGGTTACGACGCAATAAGTTATAAAGGGAATATCGGTTATGAGACGATCCCAGAAGACTTACAGCAAGCGGTCATAGAAATAGTTTCTGCAAATATCCGCCGTTTTACAACAAGCGGCGGACTTGTAGGAATTAAAAGTATGACAGCTAACGGGGCTGTAACCACGCAATATGAACTAGATATACCGTTAACGGCGCGATCGACATTCCTTAAATACGCAAGGGAGCCAAATATATGAAAAATTATCGCGTCTACGCAATAGATTTTGACGGTACTCTTTCTCTTGGAAAATATCCTACATGCGGTCCGCAAAATAAAGATATGTGCGATGTTGTAAAAAAAATATTGTCAATACCCGTAAAAAAAAGAAATATTTGGCTTGTATTATGGACATCAAGGAACGGGAAGGAATTAAAAGACGCTTTGGATTGGTTAAAAGAACAAGGAATTGTTTTTGACAGCATAAATTCAAAACCAAATAATATTTCTTTATTTTCTGATAATACAAGAAAATTATCAGCAGATTTATATGTTGATGATAAAGCAATAACTCCAGATAATTTCTGTATTTTACTTGAAGAGGATAATTTAAATGGGTAAGCCTTATAAAACTGGTATTTGGATAGAAGAAAGCGGCGGCATAAATTTACGCGCTATTTATGGAGATAATTTAGTCGCAGATATCGCTTCTTCTACTGCAGCAAAACTTGCAAATGAATTTGCCTGGTATGTTAGGTTTCATCGGTTTGATGAACTATTTGAAAATACAACCGGCGAAACAAAGGACAGTATCGGCGTATATCGAAAACGCGGAAAAAATCCAGTGTTTATAGTCAAAGCAGGTTTGAGAATAAGAGGCAGCCTTAATTATCTTGCAGGTCTTTATAAAGGACAGGCAAAATCACAGTCGGGAAAAACTTTCAGTTATTACAAACAAAGAGATTTATTTACAAGAGGCTGGATAGAGTTTGGAGGCAGAGAAAAACAGGCTGTGTATTATCAGCAGATGTTAGAAAAACGAATTAAAGAAGCGGAGGCCTAACTTGCAGGTTAAAGAAGTATTTGATAACGCAAAAGATATTTTATCGCAAAATATACCCGAGCTTGGTAAGGTATTAACACACTGGGAGGACCCGTTCGCGGTATCCAAAAATCAGACTGTTATTTTACCTGACAAAAGCTCAGTACAGGGCGATAAAGTAAACTTTTCAATAAGGCTTGTAATATCTACGGTCGAAAAAAATACCGACACTATCCCTTATACACAAATGGAAATAGTAAAAAAAATAACTTCGGTTTCTTATTCCGGGGCTTTTCCATACGCTGTATCAGGCGTTGACGGTATTTATTTAGATCCGGTACCGCAAGCGCCTATTGTAGGCGTTATAGATATGACCATAAGTTTGGTTATCGATACAATCGATGATTGCTTCTAAGGAGATAGTATGAAAAAGAGATTACAAAAAGTTAACGGCAAATGGATCCTGTCGGACAAACCGTTAAAAGTTGAATGGCCGTGTAAAAAAATGCAAGCTGCCCAGGCAAAAGCCGAAAAAGCATACGCATTAAATGAAGCTGAAAAAAACAGCAGAAAAGAAACGGAATAATAAACTGTCGTTGACAGATATTTAACTAACGCCGTGAGGCGTAAGGGAGAAAGCAAATGAAAAAATCAGGAATGTCAAGAAGAGCGTTTTTAGCTATAGACCCCGCTATTATAGACGGAGGCGGCTCTACTCTTTTAACAAAACCAAACGCTTTTTATTTAATAATTGAAAAAGCACCGGATACAGCGCTTCCGGCAGAGGTACCGTTAAATGTACCTTTTAAAACACCGGATACAGGTATACAGCTTAAAGCTGGGGATCGGCTTTTTGAGCTTGATATGGAAAGGTACTGCAAAACAAACGCAAGTTTTAGTTTTGCGCAGGGTACCATCGATGCAGGAGACGACTGTACTCCAGGCGCAAAAATCAGAGACGGTATAACAACCGCATCAGGAAATTTGGATAGCTTCTTATTCTTTGATGAAGCAACCGAACAATTAGTTGATGTATCAAAGATGCTGTTAAACCTGTTCATATCAACAATGGACGATGACGGTCAGGGCGGTTATTCATATAACCCGGCATCTGATCCGCGCATTTACTTAGGCTTATGTCTAAATGAAGACGCTAAAGCGGATAACATCGAAAACTGGGTAATTTGCCCAATCGTAATACCAAGCCTTGACTTGCCGGGCGGTAATACTGATATGCAGTCAATGTCTGTGCCTTGGGAACTAGGCGACGGCATACCTGTATTATACAACGTGCCGAGAGCGGCATAAGGAATTAACCCCCGAAATGTATTACTGCTACAAAGTAGGGGTATTTTATATCTATTAGGAGGATATATGGCAATATTAAAGAGTTTAAAACCAAAAAGTAAAGAGTTTGTCTTTACTTCTTACGAAAACGATAAAGAAGAAAAACCTGCAAAAATTATTTTTAACAGATTTCCGATACCCGGGGAAATATTTACAACCGTAGAAAAAAAGAATCTTTTTGAAGGTGTTGATTTATCAAATATTTCAAAAAGAGAGTTACAGGCAAAAGTAACTGATAAAATACTTGAAAGTTTTATGCACAATTTACAGGCAGGAAACACAGATTATAAAAAGTTTTGGGGTGAATGCGTAGAAAAGATTATTGATCTTGAATATGACAACATAAAAATTGAAAGCCAGATGGATTTTTGGTTAACTTTACCGCAGGACGCGGCGTTCACTATCGCGCAAGAAGCGTTTGAATACGCAAACGAGCGTGAAGAATTTACAATGGGAAACTCAAAAGCCTAATTACTGGACTCCGTCTCTATAATTTAGGCGTTGTAAAAAACGACGGTTTAAAAGACCCTTACCCGATAAAAGTACCGGGTGAGGAGGCAATATTGAGCTATAAAGTTGAGGAATATGTAAATGATGAGTTTATGTATTATTACAACTTTTATTTATCGTGTAAACATACAGGGCTTCCGTTTGGAAAAAGCTGGACTGAGCTTCCTGTATGGGTTACGCAGTTAATCGTGAGCTTTGATAAGGAATTGGAAATGGATAGATTAATGAGAGATTATAAGTTTCAGGCTCAAATTGCAGGATGTAAGGTTAAATAATTATGATATGCTTTTATTCTTTTTTTATTATTACATACTCACTTTTTATTTTTCTTATAACTAAGAGAATTATAAGTGATAAAAAAAGAATGGGGAATATTACAAGCCAAGGGTGTGCAGTTATAAAGGTTACAGCTATAACCAGAGTAATTAATAATAATATGGCAATTAACCATGTCATATTAGCAAATATACCTTATTTTGGAGGTATTGTCAATGGCTGAATTATCCCTAAAAATCAAAGCCGATTTTGCCGAAGCCTCAAAACAGTTTAATAATTTAGCCGAAAACTCTGAAAATTTACAAAAAAAGATAGAAAAATTAAATAAAATATACGGAGAAGAACAGGCTGATAAATTTATAGAAAAACAAAAGCTGGCAGGAATTGCCATGTCAGCAACCGGCAGAAGCGTAGAAGGATTAAAAAATCAGCATAAAGCTTATGATGTAGAGATACAGAGATTAATAAAAAATGGAATGGACCCCGCTTCTAATTCAATAAAAAAATTAAAAGACGAACAGGAAAATCTAAATAAAGAACTTGCAAAAAGCGGCCAATACACCGGTGACGCCGCAAAAGGCGTTGAAGCTATGGGAAAAGCTACCGAAATCGCGGTAAAGGCTTCAATTGCTCTTGGGGCAGCTTTAGTAGCAATGACTCATAAAACCGCGGAACTTGGCAATGAAGTGGCAAAAACTTCTAGATCTGTTGGTTTATCTGCAGAAACATTCCAGGAATTACAATATGCAGCAAATCAAAGCGGAGTTGATAATCTCGGTGGCTCTTTACAAAAACTAAATAAAAATATGGCAGATTTAAGGAGAGGCTCCGGACCTCTTAATTCTGCGTTAAAAAATACAAATAAAGTATTACATGAACAGTTAGGAGCCGCAAAGTCAAACGAAGAAGCATTTGATTTATTAATGAAAGCCATAAAAGATGCTCCTGATGAATTTACCCGCGCCGAAATAGCAACTGCCGCCTTTGGAAGAGAAGGTCATAAAATGATAAATATGGCCATGGTTGGAGCTGACGGTATAGCAGACTTACGTGAAGAAGCTCGAAAGTTTGGCGTAATGTCAAATGAATCTGCTGCAAATTCTGAAAAATATGCTGATGCAGTAACAAGAATAAAAGCTGCTTTACAAGGAGCGCAAATACAATTAACAGAGAAGCTTTTACCTGGTATTACAAAAATTATAGATGAAGTAGCTAACTTTATTGCAGGTATTGACGATTGGGATAGAGTGCTAAAAACTGTTGGAATCACAATCGGAGTTGTAACAGGATTATTAACAGCTTTTATGGTAGTAACAAAAGGTGTTGCCATGATAAAAGCTTTCAGCAGCTCGATAATCATTTTAACTGGAGCATTTAAGGCATTAACTTTGGCAATGGCAACAAATCCAATTGGATTAATTATAACAGGTATTGTGGCAGGTGTTGCGGCTCTTGTCGCAGGCATAATGGCAATTATTAAAAATTGGAATATTATTGAAACCCATCTTAGACAAGGACTTGCTCGTGTTGAGTTTGCTTTTAGATGGCTTGCGTCTGTTGTGCAAATGGTTATGACGGGCGGATTTGATTTAGTAAAACTGGCAGGAGCGGAATTAATAGATTTTATCGTAGGAAATATCCTAAGAACTATAGGCGGAATATTAGATGCTGTAGGAAATATTATACCTGCGGCAAAAACTGCCGCAAATGCAATACACGGATTAGCAGGTGGAATAAGAGATATAAGAGACGAAGTTAGGAAAAGCACCGATGAAACGGCTGGAGCGGCAATAAGGGCACAGCAGGACGCGCAGGCAATAATGCAGGCGAATCTTAACGCGGTAGACGCGGAAATGGAAGCAAGACGTGAGGCAATAAGGGCGGCGAGAAACAGAGCCGATGAAGAAATGGACATGGAGACCGAAGTTGCCGACTGGGCTATAAGTGAGGAAGAAAGAGTTTTAAATGAAACCGGAAGAATAGGAAATGATAGAGTCGCAGAAGCTACCCAGACTTTAAAAGAAAAATTACAACAAATTACTTTAACCGAAAACCAATTTTTAACACAACAAACTAGAGAAGTTGCCGATTTTCTGCGCCAGAGGGCGGAGCTAGAATCTGATTGTTATATTGAAAGAATAGCCGCCGTTGAAAGGCATAGTGAAGAAATTTTAGCGTTATACGCTGAAGGATCTCTTGAAAGAGTAGCTATTGAACAGGCTATGTACAATACTATAGAATCCCTGCAGGAAAATGCGGCAAAAAAAGAAAGAGAATTACTAGAAATGAGACTAGGCGCAATAACTGATTTTACAGGCGGTTTTAGTAAACTATTTACTGAACTTGGAAAGGAAAATTCAAAGTTTGCTAAATTAAGTCAAGCTACTGCCGCTGGAGAAGCTGGCATAAATTCATATCTTGCATATACAAAAGCTCTTGCATCAACTCCGCCGCCTTATAATGTTGTAGTAGCTTCAGGTGTGTTAGCTTCTGGTTTAGCTCAACAAATGAAAATATGGAATACTAATATACCTTCTGCAGAAACTGGAGGTCGTTTTATAGTACCTGACTTATCCCCAAGAGTTGACGGGATAGGTATGAGAGTGAACCCTGGAGAAGAAATTAATGTTACATCAAGAGGAGAAAGTTCAAATCAGCCTATAAGGATAGTTATTAATTTTGATGGAAAACCATTAATTGATTTTACAAATGATAATTTACGTTCAGGGGATATATATGAAATGTCTCCGGGATGGACTCAATGAAAATATTATTTAATGATATTATACAATATTCTGACGCTCCATTAAAATTAAAAACACCAGCATTATCAGATTATATGTATATAAGTAATTCTATAATAATTAAATTAGACAAAGAATATCCTATAAATTCTATAGGTATAGGTAATTCAAACGGGGAAAATTATGAAATTATTTTTAATGATAATAATTTAACTTCTTTTAATTTTAAATTTATTGGTAACGGTTTGTATGTTATGCCCAAAAAAATATACGCATTGTCAATAACTGTAAATACAGATGCTACACACATAGGGCGTATTGGGGCAGGAATAGGATGTTACCTTCCAACATCTGTACGCAAAGAGCCAGCTTTAAGGACAACAGCAGAATCTCGCACAACTCTCGCAGGTCAAGTCATAAACGGCCTAGGAGGTTATAATTTTAGAGCAATATCCCTAGATGTTAGATATAAAATTAACGAGCAAATACTTCAAGAAATAATAGATGGATATAAATACGCCGGAATAGGATACCCATATTTTATAGATTTAACAGACGAAAAATATAAACTTCCCTTTTGTAAATTATATGCAAATGAAAGAAATCAAAGAAATATGGTTTTTCAGTCTGGAATAAATAAATATTTATATTCAAGGAAATTTGATTTTGAGGAGCGTTTTTAATGGTTAATTTTTTAGCTGAAATTACAGCTAGATTTGAAACAGTTATAAATCCTACTCCTTATAATAAAATAGCAAAGCAGTATAATATTTATTATATAAATATAAAACCTTACCCCTTTAATTCCTATTGGTTAAATTGGGGCGGTTTTTATGATAATTTTACAGGCTCTCAAATAGAATTATATTACGGTCAATTTTTAACAAAAGTTAATACAATTGATGAATTATTAAATAATCAAATGTCATTATTATTAACTGAAAATTTAAGTGTACTTATTAATATTCCTATACATCCTTGGCTGTATCCGCTTTATATATCTGAAGGTTCTCATGTTTTACCTTTTTTATCATCTGCATTAAATCCTAATAACCCATCTGATAATGCTGTAAGAGGAGTAAATGCGCCTGTTAAACTATTAAAGCCAAACTTTTCTATTAAATTATCTGATAATATGAGCGGTATTATTTTAAATCAAGGTTTTTCAATTGAATTAATTAATAATGACAGCCAATTTGATGACGATGAATTATGGAATCTTTTTAATACACCAATATATCTTAAAAAATCATATATACATAATCCTGAATATAAAGATTTTAAAACTATTAGATACGGTATGGCAGAAAATATAAAGACAGATTTTAATACATTTAAAGTTTATGTAGCCGACAGATTAAGATCTATGGATGAACCTGTATGTAATTTAATATTACAGGATAATTTTCCAAATATTATAATTTTTGATACAGCATTAAATAAAAATATTCCTATAGTATATGGCACAAAAAAAATAAATCTACAAAGATTGAATAACAATACATACTTAGCGGCAGAATATGTATCATCTATTGAAGGTATATTTGATATAGATGGAACAAGTTTAGCTTATAATTTTAATAATACAAACGGGTTAATTACACTTATAAATCCTAACTTAGAAGCATCTTATTGTATAATGACAGGTTATGAAGATAATAAAATTGGAAATATTATTGCAGGTATTTCTGAAAGAAAAGCATTAATTCAAGTTTCAGATTCAAACTGGAACATAGAAGAATTAAATAAATATATTGATATTTCTCCAAAGATAAATATAGTAATAGATCAAGGAGACATTAAAAGTGCAATTCAAAATATATTAAAAAATGATATGGCTTTTTTTATACAACAGACAGACGGTAGGTTTACTGTAAGAAAATACGGAGAAACTTATACAGTACATGAAATAGAAAGCTGGGCTATATCAAATAAGCCTAATAAGGATTGGAAAGGAGCGCAAGAAAATTATTTTTCTTCATGTATCATTAATTATGATTTTAAAGATTCAAATACGTATAAAAGTTTATTTTATACGGAACGTGAAAAAGAGGCAGAAGTTATTTATAGACGGCGCGTTATAAAAGTTTTTGATACAGATCTAGTAGATGAAAGCGAGGCATTAAATATAGCAAAGTTACTAGCTGACAGATTTTTAATATTAAGACAAACATTAACTTTACCAATTGATGCAGATACATCATATTTTGAATTATTAGATACTATTAAAATAAATGTTAATATAAATGATAGAGTGTTTTCAAAAGCAAACACATTTTTTATAAAAGAAATAAACCCAACAAATGATATATTAACTCTTGAAGAATTGCCCATATGATTGAATCAATTTTAAATCCTGAAGAAACGCCAGGAGCATTAACAAGAGGTTATCAAAGGCAAAATATAAAATTATTTATATTAAATACTGGTTTAGATACTTCAGAGCCTTTCGATAACGGTTCGGGTATTATAACTATACCAATGGGGGGGATAATTGAACATAATGGTGTTTTATTTAAAGCATATGAAAATATCTTAATAAATAAGCCAAATCCTAATATAGCTTATAGAATTGCAGTCAATGATAATGAAGATGGCACAGCCTCGCTTTTATTAGTTACGCGAAAAGGAATATGGAACAATAATAAAAAAGGGTATTATACAGAAAAAAATCAAAGGCAATTAAATTATATTTCAACAGGTATAGAAATTAATGATAATACAGAAATAGAAATTGGAGGCTATATGCTTGAACAAATACCAAATCCAGATAATGTACCATCATCTGATTATTCTACAAGTTATCAAAGACAAAATAAAAATATATCTATTTTACAGCGGGGTATAGATACTTCAGAGCCTTTCGATAACGGTTCGGGTATTATAACTATACCAATGGGGGGGATAATTGATATATCAGAAAGAGATATAGATGGAAATATTAAAAGTGAAATGTTTAAATTATCTACAGATATTACATTAATAAAACCAAATATTAACACAGCATATTGGATTGCAGTTAAAAAGAATGATGATAATACTGCAGAACTAGAACTAGTAACAGTTCCAGGTTCTTGGGATTTTGAAAAACAGGGGAGTTATTTAAGCGATGGACGAAGAACTTTAGATTGGGTTTCCCGTGGCAATTTTGATAATTTTATACCATCTCAAGATAATTTAATTTACGAATCTCCTGCTTTAAAAGGTGATTATCAAATACAACTCCCAAAAAGAGGTTGGTTATATTTTGAATTATCAAGCGGCTTAGGCGGCGGAGATGGTTCACAAGGAAGTAACGGAAGATTTACAACTATTCAAGAAGCACAAGCAGCTGCTCCTACTTATTCAGGTGAAATATTAAATGGAGGTATCGGCGGCGGCGGCGGAATTGCAAATCAATCAAGTATTTTAAAAGGTTTTATTTATTATGATGATGGGGGAATTATAATATTTAAAATTGGAGGAAGTGGCGGAAATGGCGGACGCGGCGGAAATGGTGGTAGAGGGAGAAATTTTGTTCCAAACCCTTATACTGGGATGCCATCTGCAACAGGCGGCGGCGGCGGCGGCGGCGGAGCATCTGGTAATGGTGAAGCCTCAACTATGAATTATAAAAATAATATTTATTCTTCTGGAATACCGCGAAGCGGTATTAGAGGCGCAATAGGAAATGCCGGTATACGTGTAAATAATCCATGGATAATACCCCCTAGTGGTGGAAATGGTGGTCTTGGTGGATTACCAAGTAATAATGGATCTTCTGGGCAGAATGGAAATATAGGAAATGCGCAGAATCCAAATACAGGGCCTAGAGGTGGTTCTGGCGGAGGTATCGGATTAGTTGGAGAAAACGGAACCGAACAAGGCAGCAGTGCAACAAGTTATTATTTTGGCGGCGGCGGCGGCGGCGGCGGCGGCGGCGGAATTAATGGTATAAATCAACCTAATGACGCACCAGGCGGATTTTTAGAAATTTACTCATTGGAGGAAATAGCATGAAAATATTAATGTTTTCAAAAACAGAATTAATAGGTAAATATTTTAGAAACAATGAAGATACAACAGGTTTTACAGATAAGATACCGCCTAATACGAATTATAAATGGGATGACGAAAATGATGATTGGGTTCCTGTTGAAATTGAAAACATGATAGAAGAATGGGTTGAACCAGAGTTAGAAATACAATCAGATACAGCAGAAGAAAGCGCTGATGAAAATAAGGATGAAGAAAAATGAATAATTTAACTAATGGCGAATTGGTCTATCAAAAGATAAATCTTTTAATAGTATTTCAAACATACCCTTGGCTGCTTATTCCTTTTTTTTTAGTATTACTTTTTGTTTTAGCTTTTGTAGCTTTTGCAAGAAATCCAAATCTATTAAACAATCTTCTTACATGGAAAAGGGGGGAAATAGAACTTCCAAACGGAGAGGTAATAAAAGAGAGAAGGAAAAATATCAGACGGCAAACTGATTTAGCTCCATGCATTATTTCTAAATGTGAAAAGTATGAAGGATTAAAAGATTCTTTAGACAAATTAACTATTGAAATAATAGATTTAAAAAATAAAGATTCAAAATTAGAAGATCATGTAGATGAAATATGGATAAGTAGTTTAAGACGTGACTTTTATAGTGAATCTTGTAAACTACCAGAAAAAATATTAGCTGGTTTAACTTATGTATGGTGGGTAGATCATAAAAAAATATATAATGGTCGTACAAAAAAAGATGTAACAGCAATGTGTTTTAAACATCCTGATTTATACGAACTAGCAAAAAAACAGAATCCAAAATTAATAATTGATGAAGTTGAAAAAAAGTATAAAATTAGCAGTTTACAATAAGGTGAAAAATATGGAAAAAGAAGAAATTGAACGTCTTACAGCAGCACAAAAATTTGCATTAGTAGAGAATGGAAATGTTTTTTGCTGGAAAACATTTAAGACAAAGCTGGTAAAGAAAGTAGTCAATTTCTTTTTTGACGTTATTCTATCTGCTGAATTTTTAGTATGGGTATTCTTTACAATCCCATTTTTTCATGCAATGTTTAGACAAAAACTTTGGAAAGAAATATTCTTATGGCTTATCTACGCTGGGATTTCTATTATTTTTATTATTGCTAGAAGCGTAAGGATAGTTCTTGAGCAAAAAACTACCTTAGAAATTAAAGCGCAAGCAACTGCAAGCGCAACTGCCGCCATAACAGGTAGTATTTCAGAATTAACAGGTAAAGTTGTAGATAAAATAAAAGGAGAAAAGTAATGAATATATTACAGAACTTATTATCTTTAGGTAAACTTGCAAGAGGGAGTATAAATGATACAACTAAACCGCTGCTGTTTACAAGGCAATTAGAAAAGATAATTATTCACTGGATTGGCCCATTCCCAAATCATACTCTTTCAGGGGTTAGAAACTGGTGGGAAAACGGAAGCGATGGGCGAGGTGTGAGAGCTTCGGCGCATTACATTGTTAAAGATGATCTAGCTATGCAGTGTTTGCCATTAAATGAAATTGGTTGGCACAGTGGTGATTCAAGAAATAATGATAGTATTGGTGTTGAAGTTATTCCTATGAATGCTGCTGGAGAATTTAGTCAAAAAACCATCGATACTTTAAAAGAACTTGTTATGCACATTAAAAAACAAACCGGCAGAGATTTAAAAATTGAAAGACACTATGATGGAATGCAAAAAAAAGACTGCCCACGTTATTATACTCCAGTAACATCTCTATTAGATGGAGGGGGGCGAGTTTACAACCCTATAGATGGCGATACTAGATGGGAAAGTTTAAAAGCATTTTTAGGAGGAGATAGTGAATGAAAAAATCAATACCATCTTTTTTAAAAAAACCACGTATCTTGTTATTTTCGGCATTTTTTTGTTTATCATTCTGTATTTACTCTCAGGATGCAGAACTCAATCAGTTATCGTTGATCCAAACCAATCTATCGTTGGCGGTTTGGACAGCCTTCGACAATTACGAGAAATTAACGAACGAAGCCGTGGAATACTGGAAGAATCGGAACGATTCATTGATGAACTCGTTGATTCTCTCGGAAGAGGCTCGATTGACTTCCGAACAGCATTACAACGATACGATCAATTCGTTTTATACCTTATCGGAAGAATCGAAGAACTTGAGAGACTTAGTCGCGGTTTGGATGAAGAAGTATTATCAGGTCTTGATCCCGCTTATTATTATGTCAGCATTATTTATCTTAAATATTATTGGGAAAATAATTTGCCTCAAATTAATGAAAAAAGGGATAAAGATTCCTGACAAGGTTTTATTATGGGTTTAATTTTACCGAGAAACCGCTTAAAGTTGCCGTATCCTCCAGGCGGGAGTAGCGGCTTTTTTTAATCATATATATTTTAAAGATCCAATTCCTTCCTTTTTCTGCCTTTTTCCCATCCAGGGCTTTTACGTTCCGAAAAACGCTTACAGTCTTCATCGGTCCATATATAGGTTTTTCGCCTACCTTCCCCGGTATAGGCAACATTATTTTCTAAAGCCCATTTTCTGACAGTTATACCGGCAGTATTAAATCTTTTTGCTACTTCCTGACAAGTCATAGATCCTCCAAAATAAGGCTGCCCTGGCTTATTTCCGGGGCAGCCGGATAAAAAATTATTTTACCATTCGTAAACCAAGACGCATGGTAATTCCAATAATAAATATAACTATTCCAATAGTGCCTAAATCCATTGACTTTACCTCCTATGTGTATTATATTTTTTATACCCACCCTTTCGGGTGGGTAACCTGCTAACCGCCTAATAAGCGGTCAATCAGGTAAAGTGTAAGCCCTGCTATGGTTGCAATGTCGGCTAGGACTGCAAGCAACTCTAACAGGGCTTTTTTGTTGACCCTCATAACCATACCTCCTTTCTATTGTTATACTTATAATATAACACAGTGATATTAAATTGTCAAGCGTTTTACAAAAATATTTTCACTTTTTTTGCATTTTTTTCGTTATTTTACTTAACGACTATGTAGTATAAATGGGGTATATTTGGGTTATAAATGGAATATGATTTAAACTCTGTCAATATCTGTATCATTAATAATACCGCGCCTGAAAAGAAGCTGCAGGGATTCGTTGCTTTCCTCAATAAAACCATCATGGTCTTCACTTGATATTGTAAAATAAAACCGCAAATTAACAAGTTTATTAGAATTATCATGTTCATATAAAACCGTTACTTCTTGGGTACATGTTTGATTGCTGGCACTATGACATTGCTCGGCGGTTATAAAGCATCTATCCAAAGGACACCGTATATACTGATGACCTTTGGTTTCTGCCGAAGATCTTAATAATACTTGTAAAACAGATGATGCTCTATACATTATGCAACAGATTCATCCTTTTTTCCTGCAATTTTTTCCTTTCTTTCAATAAAGTCTATTATAAAATCTTCTTTTGCATCTTCAATTCTTTTTTTAAGATCCTTATTTTCTTGTTCAACCTGCTCTATACGTTTGGTTAATTGCTTAATTCGTTTTTTAAGAGCGTCAACGCTGTCTGTTGCTGTTCCCTCTGCAGCAAGATCATACTGAAAATCACGGTATGCGTTCCACAAAGGGTTAGAATAATCATCAGAATGAGATAAATCTTTAAGGTTATTCCAGGCATCTTTTTCTGACATATTCTCAAAATTTGAGCGCAAAAAACTTTCGATTGCTTTAATCATATCATTTACAGCAATATCAACGGCAGTTCCGTAACCGTCAACTAGTAAATGAAGGCAGGTAGAAGCAAACTTGCCATCAGGTTTTTTAATTACAATAAATGACAACATCGGTATTTCATAGTTTAATTCCAAAGTTCTTGGGATTTTTAACTTTCCAATACCAATAACCTGACCTTTAATAACAGTCTGTCCAGCCATAACATCCTCCATGTTATATAATAACAAAACTATACAGAAAAGCAAGCATAAATGACTATAAGTGATAACCTCTACCTATACTCCCAAATATTATACACCCGGCATAGCCCTGGACCATACAGTATTTTACCCGATTTTGAAGGGTCAAAGGGGATCACCCGACCCTGGCACTTTTAGGGGGATTTTCGGCTATATTTATCAATTTTATAGCCTCTATAGCCGCCTCTGGCTCATTTTTCTTAAAGTATGGAAAAAGATTAATAAACTCTTCACCATTTATATCTGAATCGTTATAAAGTATTTTTCTTATTCTTGAAAGTTTAAATTCTCTGTATTTATTACGCATATAGCAAAAAGCTCTTACTGTAAAATCCCCATAAGAATCGCGTTTTATACCATTTGGGAATATACGTCTTAAAGTTTCATCCCCTTTTGTATCCCTATACAATATTACAAAATCGTCAGTTTCCTTTATTGTGGTTGCTGGAGCTTCTATTATTGATATTTCAACACTATCACCTTCAGTGGATATTTTTGTATTTTTAACCATTATTTCTGCTAATTGCTCAATATATTCTTTTTTTGCCTCTTCTTTTTCCTGTTCTGATAAAACATATTTTTCCTGTTTTTTTGTCTCTTCTTTTTTATGTATTGATTTTGGCTTATTAATTAATTTTATCCCTGCAAATGTAAAAAAACCTCCACTTAAGGTAAACCCTATAGCGTAACCTATGCCTATTTCTGGTATAGAAAATGAAACTAAACCTGTAATAATGAATATAAAAGCTAAAATAAAGAAAATAATAGCAAAGAATATTTTTAAAAATCTCATAAACCTCACCAGCGCTTATATTGTATTATTTTATGATCATTTGGGCAGATTGGCAAGTTAAATCGGCGTAAATATCGATATTTTTCTATAGGAATTATCCAACCCTGGCACTTTTAGGGGGATTTTCGGCTGCCCCGTACTTTTGGCCAATACCGGAATTATACCCTAAATAGGGTATTAACATGCTTTTTTAAGTTCACTATTCATTGTAATTAGTGTTACATAACTGAGATTATATAATCCTTTTAAGTCAATTGAATTAATATTATTTTTATCTTTGCTGGCTAATTTTTCATTAGCTTCACTTATAGCATTAAATATATTTTTGTCATTTACTGGATTAAGTTCAAGTTTTATTATATATCCATAGTCTATAGCTTCCGATATATGTAAAAATATTGAATTAAAATTATTTTCATTAGTTTTTGCTACAAATTTTTCATAATCATGAATACATTGTTGTATTTTACTCATATATTTTGCAAGGTTATTTTTTAGTTTTTCACGTACTTCTAATTTATTTTTATATATTATTATTTTTTCATCTTTTTTATGATTTAGCAAAACATTAATAAATATACTCATAATTGATACTGCCGCTGGAATAGAAGCTGAAATAAATGCAATTCTAAAGGTTTCTTCATACATTATAAATAGCCCCAAATAAAAAATAATTTATAAGGACCTGGTTTAAACAAAATTTTACCTGACCTTGAAGAGTCAAATTGTATTATCCTGTTTTCTTGGCAGTTTTTGGGGGATTATTTGATTTTATTCCTATCTCCCAATACAATTCCATTGCATTGAGCTGATATTCACAAAATTTTACAACAATATCTTTAAAAGTACATTTTTGCGCTATCCTTAGCTTATCAATTTCATCTGCCATCCACATAGGAAAAATGATTTTTATAGCTCTACCTTCAGTTCCACGTCTGCCCACCAGTGCCTCCGTACTCTTATTATCGGCTAATTATACCCTTTTTTTACTGTTTTTATCCTTTTACTATACAAGCGTAAAGACGAAAAGCCATATTTTTTCACTTTTTTCAAAATTATTTTATTTTACGCTTGACGAAGAGTATAAATAGGGTATAATTAGACCTTACAGTATAAACACTGTAAGAAGCATTGACTGGTGACAGTGCGGAAGAGCCGATTGTTTGCGGGGGAGACTCACCAGACTCCCCACCCCTCTTACCGGGGGTTCCGACGCAGACAGTCGGCTTTTTTTATCTTTAGGGGAAGTTTATGGAATGTGAATCGATGTCTGCCGCTGTAAGGACTGTTATCCTATGGACCATGAATTCGGCTTATGGGATCTAAAAAGAGCCGTAAACAAGTATTATCCGCCTGCAGCAAAAAACCACGCTGACACCGTATCCAGGCGCTTAAGAGAAAACCGCTACGGCCGTGGCTAAGAGATTATCTGCATTAAACCAAACAAGAGCAGATATAAAAAGGTCAAGTTTGAATTAAACAGGGGGAAGAAAAAAGCATGATAACGAAAGAATGGGTTAATAAAAATATTGAATCACTTAACCGTATAAAAATAGAACACCAAAAACGTATAGATAATTGGCGTATGGTTGTAGAAAAAACACAACTCATCGTAGACGATATTGACCAATACATACGTGAGCTTAAAAAGGAGATAGAACTTTTATGAAAAAGGCAGTTATTAAACTATCAGATTTAATAGTAACCTCTAACCGTACAACCGGCGGCGAGGGCGACATAAACCTGCTTGCAGAGAATATAAAGCAAGTCGGGCTTATAAACGACATAAGCGTAAAACCATCGGACAAAGAGGGGAAGTTTGAGGTTATAGCCGGGCGAAGGCGCTACAGGGCTGTACGCTTGCTTAAATGGGAAACAGTTCCATGCAATATCCTTGAAGGCGAAGAAATAGAGCGAGCCGAAGAAATTGCGGCAGCAGAGAACATTAACCGGCTTGCTATGCACCCGCTTGATGAAGCAGTTATATTTAAAAAACTGCTTGAAAACGGCTCCACCCTGGAAGCCCTTGCCAAGCAGTACGACCGCAAGGTATCGGAAATATGGCAGCGCATACAGCTTCTTGAATTAAGCGATGATATAAAATCGATGTTCCGGGGCGGGTTTTTAAGCCTCCAGTCCGCGGCATTGCTAAACATCCTGGATAACGAAGGACAGGAGCTTTTTGTTAAAAAGTTTGAATCCTCTTTTTCGGAGCATAAAAGATTTGAAGAAAGCGCCATAGATGGTCCTTTACAGGATTACAGCGTTGAAAGTTTTATTGCCGGGTTAAATAACGATATTTTATATAAGTTTATCAGGGATAAACAGTGTATCAACTGTAAGACCAGAACTTACTTTGAAGATAAAACCCTGTTTCCAGAACTAAGTTATATCGAAAACGATACCTGCCTAAACCATGAATGTTACCTGCAGAAATGGAATAAGTTATTATCAGCCGGTATAAAGGCGGTAAAAAAAGAAAATGCAACACATGAGACCGCGGCAACTTTAATTTTTACAGACGGAGACTTTAAAAAGATATTAGGCAAATCGATTAAAATTGACGGCGCGGATTATAGCGTTATAATAGACACCTTTGATATAAGGACCGATAAACCCACAAAGGGTGCGCAGCCTTGTATATATGTTGTATTCAGGCAAACTAAACTGGTATTTACAGCGTCATACTTAAAAGCAAAAGATAAACCCAAAGCGGGTTCAGCAAGCACCGCACCGGATAAAGGCTGCAAGGTTACAAAGGTAGTTAACTTGTTAAACTTGCCAAAAGACGAAGAAACTGCGGCGGTAAAAGCTTTAAAAGAGCAAAAGAACTTTAATTTTTACGCTTTTGAACAATCAATACAGAAAAAAGTCTACTGGCAGTTAATGGAAGAAGTGAAAAATAACAGCCCTGATATAAAAGATATTGAATTGTATTTAAAAGATGCAGACTTTTGTTTTATGTATATAAAAGAAAAAGAAATATTTGAATTTCTTACAGGAAATAAATACAACGAAAAAAATGTGGCAGAATTGGCAAAACTTCCTAAAGAAAATATTTTTAAATTGCTGTATGCGTTAAAGTCCGATTATCAAGATTTACCCAATCCGTCTTATTTTGATAATGATTATAAAGATAACTCATTTATGGAATGGGTAGGCATATCAAAAGACAGATTATTAAAGCTCTATCAGGAAGAGTTAAAACTCCTATTACCAAAGCAAAAAGCCCCTGTTGAAAAAGCAACAGAAAAAAAGGCTAAAAATAAAAAGAAGGAGGAAATATAGACTTACAAAAAACGCTTATTTGACAGCCGGGAAAGACCGGCAAAAGAAAGCATGGTATAGAGGCAGGTACGGCAGCGGAGCTCCTAATGAACTGGAAGCTGTCAGGCAGGTTCGATTCCTGCTGCTTTCAGAGAAGTCCAACCGCAGCTGGTTACGCGGCAATGGCATACATTTGGTGACTGTAACACCTTACAGAAATGTATTCAGGGGAGATAAAACCTGATAGAAACCAGCGATAGAGATAATTATGGTTAAGCGGCACCCTCCTGATATTCCCTGCCGTATCGGTTCGATTCCGTTTTGTCTCATGGGAGGTATATATGACATACGACGCTTTAAAACTTGTAATAGTGTCTTACTTACGGGGCACAGTATCAAGAGAGTTTTTAATTAAAAAATGGGCTGAATATCAATCAATGTTAGAGAGTTAAAAATAATTTCCGGGGCGCGGATTTGGGGGAAATGTGAAAGACAATAACTATTATGTGATTTTATACTGGATGAGAAATCGTCTAAAATTAAAAGGAAGCGAAGTGGACGCATACGCCGTAATATACGGATTTTCTCAAGATAATGATTCCAAATATGAAGGATCTTTGCAGTGGATCGCTACTGCCATAGGTGTTTCAAAAAGAGCTATGGTATCAATTTTGGGAAATCTTACAAAAAAAGGCGTTATTACAAAAATAAAAAGTAATAAAAAAGGCATAAAATGTTTTGATTACCGCGCAAATTACGATGAAGAGAGTTCAAAAAATTATGTTGATGGCAGCACAGATGGTGAAGTAACTTCACCGACCAGTGAAGAAACTTCACCAGTACAACCCCCAATAGTGCAGTTACTTCACCATGATGGTGAAGTAACTTCCACGATGGATGGTGAAGTAACTTCACCCCATATTACTATAAGAGATATATCTAGTGATAATAAATTTAGCGGCTCAAAAGAGCCGCCTCAAAATGCTGTTATTTCTAAAAACAAAAATAATTCAGAGCTTACACCAGAACAGTTAAAACTCTATCATACTGCTAAGGCTTGCTTTGAGACTTCTGAAAGGTCTAAAGCGTTAATGTATTGCGATAAAACTTCAACAGCAAGGGAAATGCAACATTTAAAAATGCTGGTAATTCGTTGCAATAATATAGCACCCGAAATGTCGGCAGATTTTATGCAAATGGTCCTTGAACACTTTAGAGTATTATGTAACGGAAAATATAAAGGAAAAATGGTATTTACCCCGCATGATTTAATGACATCCTGGATATGGTCCAGGGTTATTGATTCGTTACCGGAAAAAGAAAATAAAGAAATCAGAGAAAGTATAAAGGGGATGTTTAATGACAGTTAATGAACTATTATCATTTTTTGAGAATTATTATGGGGAAAAATACACAGGTTATTTTTTAGATTCAATGAATGAATATTTATATAATTGTTCAGAAGAATTTTTATTAGCAGTCCGTAAAGTAATTGTTTTAAGATATTCAAGGTCATTTAATAAATCACCTGATATAGCTGTAATAGAAAATAATCTTAAAGAAATATACCAAATTATGACAAAATTACAAATAAAAAATGCCTTACCAGAACCAGTGGAAGAGAAATGTAATCCTGAAACCGCGGAAAAATATATAGATAAAATAAAAGATATGTTTAGAAAAATTGAGGCAAAAACTATCTGCAAGAAGATGGGGAATAAAAGACAGGAGTGACTAGATGAAAAAAACAACGAAACACATTTTGACGGTGACATTACCAGAGCAATTCAAGGAAGAGTACGGTGTAGATTATCCAGATGATGGAGCGGTTTATAGGTACAGTAAAGGAATGGGTTATTGGGTGACAGACAGTTATATAAGCAAAAGAAAAGGAGGATTTAAATGA